TCCCGCCTGATGTAATATCACTCGCATGCCAGTTGAGATCGAGAGTTCGAAACTTTTGCCGGGTGACTGCATCCGTTATGAGACTCAGCTCCATAACGGAAAGGGCTGTGCGATCCACGAACAGGACCGAATTTCCCGCAAAGAGCGGCATGACCGCAACGCTGCCGATAAATGAGTTGGGAACAACCTGCGGACTTGCAGGCTTGAGGATTGCATCACCACCAGTCAGGTTGATTTCTGACTGGAGCGTCCCGCAGAAAAGATCATTCTGCAGTGCAGCAAGCCACTGGACCGAAGTCTGGTCCCTTGTCGCAAGTGTATAATCGAGGGCATCACTGTCCGTCGTCCCCGGTGTCATATCTTCGGTAAGACCAATCGCACTCCCCCAGACACCATTCGGCTCTGCTGAAGTTGCCGCAAGCATCAGCCGTTGCTCGAAGAAGTGGACGGCCTTCGGGAACCCGGTGGTGCTGGAAAACGACCCGAGTTTCCAGTCCGTGGTCGCTGCCGTACCGCCAAGTGCCGTGAGGACCGTCGCTGTGACGGACGTGGCACTGGAGTACGCCGTGATCTTGGCGTAGCCATAGGCGGCTGACCCCACCTTCATGCGGACAATGCGGTCTATCTCACCGCTGCCACCAGACCCGGAGGTATCGGTTGCGGCAAAGGTCGCTGCAGACGCCGTGATCGTAACAGACCCTGATGTCCCGTCTGCCGTGAGTGTCGTGGTCGAGGTGTTGGTGTCCTGGTAGGGGCCGTCTGTAAAGACCACCGTTGCAAGGGACCAGTCGGTATCCGCAGTCCGTGTGAGCTTCCTGACCATCTTGTCCGAGTGGGTGAGGTAAAGCGTATTGCCGTCCTGTGCCCACTGGACATCATCGGCCATGGTGTCGCTCCACGGCGTTGTAATTTCGTAGACCTTGGCGGATGTCCCTGCAGAGGTGTAGGTCGAGTAGTCGGAACTGTTGACGCCGGATAACTCGAAGGTATTCGTCGTCTTGTTGGCAACGGTAAACCAGCGCCCGTTCAACTGTATCATGCCTGCAACAGCTGTGATGTAAACCTCGTCACCGTTGTTGTAGCCGTGGCTGCTGGCCGTCACGACGGCTGGGTTGGCCTTGGTAATTGCCGTTATCGTTTTCGTGGCTTCGCGTATCTGGGCATTGGCCTTGTAGAACCGTGCCTTGAGATTGCTTAACTCGATGATGTAACCCGTACCATCTGCCAGCTCGAAGGGGATGAGCGTCGAGACTTTCGACTCATCTTCAGCTGGCGCCACGAACACCGTACCCGTCCGGCGTTTTACGCCACCCTGTGCCTTGACCTGCATATTGGTGATGGTCCGGGCGGATGAATCGAACAGATCGAGATCCGTTCTGCCGCGCATGTCCGTGCCGAGCTGACCTGCCCGGAAGGAGTTTACGATGTTGTTGAGGCGAGGCATTAAAGCCTTGCTGTGGCAAAGGTCGAGGACTCTATGAGTGGTGGCGCTCCCTCGAGGCCGTCCGTGGATCGTGCGTCCTTTCGAACCTGGACATAGTACTGCCAGATACGTCCACGCAGGTCCTCATCACCCGTCAGGCGGAAACAGACGGCATGTGCCAGCCGTGCGGATATGGCCTGCACCAGCCCCGGCGACATTTCCATGGCATCGGTAATCCGCTTGATATAACGGATGTTGACCGAGCTTGCGTCCACCAGGAATGTCCGTCCCTCCACCACCCATTCATCATGGTCGAAGTTCTGGATCTCCAGTATACGCAGGCACCAGGGGTCCGTTGGCAGGTTGAATGTATTGGTGAAGCCGTAGACGGGCGTCGTTGACGTACTCGCTACTTCGACACGGTAGATCGCACAGTTCCAGGGATGGGCTGCTGTCACCTCATCCCGGATCAGGTCATAGTTTGCATTGATGGCCTTGGCCGCTTCACTGTCATCCGTCAGGGAAACAATACGCTGATCGCCAATCAGGGACAGTGCGGAGTTCGCAATCGTTACATCACTTAATGCAGGCATTGCCTCCTCCAGAAAAGGCGGGGACCGCCCCGGTTGAGACGATCCCCGTTACCACCAACCAAACGTGCGAGGTTCACCCGCTAGTCGACCACATAGGCGATATGCCCCATGATCGTCGCCGCAGCAGGAAGTGTGCCGTCATTGATCTGGGCATCAATGACCACCCCTGCCTGCGATTCAAAGAGCTTGGTTTCATGTGTGCCGATGGTTCCACCGGGGATCACTGATCCCGCAGAGGAGACATCCACACCATCATCAAGCCCATTCGGATCAGCAGCCACCGAATCCCCGTTATCATCGGTATAGGCCTGCCAGCCGAGATCCATCGTGCGACTGGACCCCATGGCAGAAAAGCCGATGTAGGAAAGACGGTTGAGCATCCTCACCTTACCCGCTGGCAGCTTGACCAGCGTTGCAGTTGAGGTTGCATCACCTGCTGATGACCCTTGTGTGAAAGCGAAAAACGCGATGCGTACTCGTCCATGCCACTGGTGAGAGGCAGGGACTTTCGCAGGCACTGCTTGGGTCAGCGCATATTCCGTTGACTGTTCAGTTGTTACTGCCATTGGTCCCTCCTAACTCGGATCACAGGCGATTTCGACGACCTTCTCGTCCTCGACCCTGGTTGCGCCGAAACTCATCTCGACGTACACCTGGGTGGAGTAGTTCTTGTCGTCTCTTTCGGAGATGCGGACTGTCACATCTTCACCGACGCCAAGGCCCACACCATTCTCTGCCCAGCAGTAAACAAGCTGGTCAGAAGAGCTGTCCGTGGGAAGGCTTTCGTAACGGGCAAACTGGAAGCCCATGAACGAAGACACCTGGCCCTGGACGAGAGCGTAGACATCGTTGTAATCCCTCGACTGCACTTCGGTCTCAGACAAGAGCTTGGACAGCTGCTTGGCGTTGGCCACACAGTAGAGGGGTTCATCGTCGCTGATTGCTTCCCCTGCCATCAGGACTTCTTTGGCGGCGATCAGCTTGCCTACGGTCAGCCCGACATCGCCGGAACCGGAGTCAAACGAGTGATTGTTCACCGCAACCTTCTGGCCACTGGGAAGTGCAACAGTTGTTGCTGCATCGTCTTCATCAATGCTGTAGGCGTTCCCGTTCATCGCGTTCACGATGGCGGTGTCAAACTCACGGCCTGCCGCCCAGACCGCATTCGTCGTATACGGTCCTTCAGGATCGGCCAGGAGTTTTACCCGGTCAGCATTGTCGATCAGATCAGCCCACACAAAATCATCCATTGTAATCCGACGCCTCGAATGGGGGGTCGAGATTAATGGGGTATCCTGGTGGCGACTGGTCCGTTTTTGCATGGCCGTTGAGCCAATGCGGTCAAAGTACCCGGCCTTCCCTTTCAGGAAGTCGGGATCGTCCCTCACCCACGGGCGAAGCCGTGAGCCTTTCTGCTGCGAGAGCAGAATGAAGTTGTCCTTATACTGCTGGACAAACGCAGTTGTGATTTCGGTACTCATACAGGCACCCTCCGTCAAAAACTTCGATTGTCAGTTTTCTCGGAGAGCAACCCGGAAGCCGGACCCTTCCTTGGAATGTAACGTATTCCCACGCGGCAGGAGTTATCCTGCAATCACGGACCTCGAGGGCAACCCGTAGCTTCGAATCATAGTGACATTTTTGCCACAGTCAACCTGTCTTTTCTGCTTCCAGTGCTCCCCGCAGCACCCACTGGAAACATTTCTCTGCAATTTCCTCCGGGTGCCGCATCTCCCGCTCCGAGGCGCGATAGGCGACGATGCGGAGACACTCCAGCCGGATATCAAGCAGTCGGTCTACGCTAACCGGGATATGCGATTGCGTAGAGCCGTTGGACTTCTTCCTGGGCCTGGGCGTGTCCGGGGTGCTTTCGATTTCTATAGGGTCCTTCTTCATCTGCCTGGTACTCCCTTATCTTGGCCAGTGCGCTTTCGACGCTGTGCGTCTCTGCTTCCGATACAACGCTGTCACCAGCGGCTGAGTTTTCCGACATGCTCACTCCAATCTCTGCAAGTCCCCGTGATACAGCTGAACTACGTGATGCCAGTTCCCTGATTTCAGTGGCGGCATCCCCGAAGAAACGCTCAACGGTATTCTCGACGGCGCCACGGCGTCGGTCATAATCGGCACCCCATGCAATACGGAGGTCGTTGGCTGTCTTTTCCGAGGTCTCCGATGCCGTGAGGCTGATCTTGTCGAGCCGTTCCTTGGTACTGGCAGCAAGCCAGTTCACCAGCCCCTGTGCCTGGTCCTGTGTCAGGTCGAGGCTGTGCAGTGCCCCCTTGAATTCCCCGATGGCATCCTTATCAAGTTCCAGCCCCTCAGAGTTCAGGGCATACTTGTCAGCTGAGTCCGGCTTGCCCAGGCGCTGGTAGAATTTATCCCGGGACTCTGCATCTGCCTCAGCCCCCGGCACCGATACCATCCCGCCGATTTTCTTCTGCGTATCAATGAAGCTCTTGGCCAGTGTACTTACATCCGGGAAATCCTTCAGTGCATCATGGTCGTGAAGGTCTTGTTCAAGATGTTCATTCAGTGACATCGTTGGTCTCCTTGGTTTCATCTTCTTCGGCCTCACGCTCGAGCGCCGAAAGGTCTACCTTGGCCAGCCGTCCGATCCTGAGATAGACGTTGCGCTGGCCCTCGTTGAAAGCCGTCTTGTCGAAGCTGTCCGGGACATAGGACTGTCTCCGGCCAAAAGACCGGTACATATCCTTGATGATCTCACGCCCCTGTGGGCTGTGGAAAAAAGCCTTGTACGCCGAGAGGCGCTGAAGGCTCGCTTTGGTTGCGGCCATTACTGTAGTGACTGTGCCCTTGCCATGTTCTCTGCGATCTGTGATTGCGCCAGACCCAGGTCAGCCTGTTGCTGCTGTTGCTGCTGTGCGGCCCGGGCCTCACGCAGCCGCCTGAGATCCTCCGGGTCCCGCATTGCCTGTTCCGGCACATCGAGGCTTTCGCCATAACGCCGTGCGATGACATCGGTATCGACGATATCGAAGACAGTAGGATCGACATTGGCCAGTCCGGCCATCGAATTCACCCAGCGGTCCAGCGCCGAGATTTCCGACAGCCGTTCTGATCGTGCCAGGGGACCGGAATACCGTACCTCGATTGTCCGTGGACCAGCATCTGCAAGCTCTGCCGGGGCCTCCGGGAACGCACCCTTGTCCAGCATGATCCGGAAGGACCGCTCGATAAGGGGGTTGAGGAATTCTGATTCAATGCGGCCCAGTGTCGGGCCAAGGACCCGCTGCATCAGTTCAACGCGGGTCCGGATTTCCTCTGCCGTCATACGATCCGACTGGGGAAGCTCCAGCTGGTCGGCAAAGAATGTCTGGCGAATACTCTGGCGCAACTCGTCCAGCTGCAGGCGGCCTGCATCCGGCCTGCCCCGGAATTCATAGAACCACATGGCGTTGCGGTCCCGCACAACCGTCCCCTTCCCCGGCCTCAGATCGACGGCACCGATCACGCCGTCATCCTCGGTAAACCACGGCGGGTCGATGTACTTGGCCCAGGCGTCGAGGTCCAGTTCCGTCGCCTTGTCAAGGACCTTCAGGTCGGGAAGCGCGACATCCCCTGGACCCCTGCCATAGCGTTCGTTGGAGTTCTTGTTCCATCGTGCAACATAGACGGGGAATTCCTGGTAGCCGCCTTCCTGTACGACATGGTTCCCCTCGAGCGAGATGTAGACGGATGCAAAGGGCATGTTCGCTGCGTCCCGCTTCTTTTCATCGCGGAGATGACGCGGGACGATCCAGTGGAGGAAGTTGAACCGATCAGAGTTCTGCTTCTCCGCAGCCTTGATAACCTTCTCAGGCATCTTCTCCGCGCCGAACTTGTCAATGGCCTGCTGCCCGGTATAGGTGAGCAGTGCACAGAACTGGTCAACAACACCCCGCTCGTTCTCCTCAAAGACATAACTTTCAATGGGATAGGTCGTGAAGTTAAACCCGTTAAACCGCTCCTTGCCCTCCAGCTCCTCGTGCAGGATGGCGGCTGTGCCGAAGGCTGTAATGTCCAGGTAGAACTCGTGGGTCTGGGACTGGAAGTTGGAGCTGTTAAAATCAACCCAGAGCCGCTTCGAGCATGACTGCAGCCATTCCCTGACAGCCGGGACCGTTTCAAGGATACGGTCCTCGTCGCTGTCCCCCAGCCGCAGGTCAAACCAGCGGAAGGCCCTTGAGGTCAGTGTCCCCTGGAGGTTTGCTGCCAGTATCTCGTGGGCGTGCATACCTGTACTGACATATCGTTTCGACTGCTTTTTCTTCCCCGGCGTCTGCCGGACCGTGATGGAGTTTTTCCTGGGGATCAGGTGGTCGGCAATTTCCTGCCATCCCGGTTCCCAGTTCCGCCGCTCGCGGATGAGTGTGCTGTACTTGTGTACGAGGTCTTGCGGTGTGAGGTTCATTGGTCAAACACGCTGTAATCATCCAGAGTGGTACGGGCGACAAGCCGGGTCCTGGTCCCCGAGCGTCGTCTTGCAAAACGGAGCGACATGACGAGGTAGCGGGTTGCATCCATGAGATCGTCCCGCTCCTTGTGGATCTTTCCGTTCTTGCGGTGATACAGGCGGAATTCCTCCCACCAGTCTGAGAGATGCGCGGCCACCTTGAACTGCCCCGCCTCCATCATATCCGTGATCTTGGTAATGCCAGCCTCGACGGAATTGCTGCCGTCCTCGAACTGGGCATGCTGGCGCAGCATCGAGACGCCTTCTTTCCGCCACAGTTTGGATATCGGCTCGCCCGATTGCCTGTCATGCTTATGGCCATCGTGGGGCCACGCTACCGGGATATCTGCACCCCGGTCCCTGAATGCCTTTGCATGGGCCGAGGCGACGGCCCTGTTCTGGCGGTAGCAGTCGTAGATGTAGACGGTATCGCTGTCCCGGTCCCATCGTCCCCAGACCCCTGCGACGGGATGGTCCCAGTCGGCAAAGTCCACGGCACCGATGGCTGGCCAGTACGAGGGGAAGCCCTGCGAAAATTCTGTCACATCGAAGGTGATCTCCGGCTCCATGATGGGATAGACGCGGCCCGACCCGAGCATGGGGATACCCCGTGTCCGTGCCTCGCGCTCATGTTCGGGGTAACTGGATTCGATCTCCTCGATGTCATCGTCGGAATAATGGGCGGCATCCCGCAGCTCCATCATCACATAGGTCCGGCCCCCGAGTTTCTGGGGCTCGTCCTGGGCGACGGTATTTGCATCGAGTTCCTGTATTTCCTTCAGTGCTTCCTTTTCTTCCGCCGAAAGTCCGCGTAGGTCGTCCGGACGCCCATTGGCACTAAGAAAGCGAGAAACCACTGAGGACATCCCCATGAGCGGAGTAAACGTGAGTAGGATCGGCGCCCGTTTCGCATTGGTCCTTGTTAAAACCTCCGTGTAGAAATCAAGTGGCGGCTCCTCGTCGTTCCACGCCCCGTCGAGGGTTTCGCCCTGTGCCTTCTCGCGTCCCTTCTCGTAGGACTTGAACCAGAGGATCGATGTCCCGCCCGAGGCATGGCGCACCTCAACGCTGTCCAGCAGGTCCGGCACGCCCCTCGCCAGCGTCGGTTTCCCGATGATGGCATCCCGCGGGATCATCCCCGTCCCGTAGTCGCGCTTGCGTCCCATAAGGATGCGCTGCACGTTATCCCGTGTCGTCTCCCCCGTGACGCCGCATACCCACCAGTAAACCTCCTGCTCGCTCCTGTATCCCTGCCACCAGTCCGGGTAACGCCCGGTCAGGTGCATGGCAACCTCTGCCCCCGCACTGAGGGTCTTGCCCACCTGGTTCGCCGCCATAAGCATCCGCTCACGGTAGCGACTGCCAAGATCGTGGAACTCTTTCTGCTTGGGGTAGGGTTTGTAGAAGTCCAGCTGGTTGAACCGCTGGTGCTCTGCCAGCTGGTCATAGATATGCCGCAGCTCCGCGAGCTTATGGTCGCGTGCTTCGTCAACCGCTAATGCAGCATCTGCCATCAAGGGAGCATGGAACTCCCGGGACGAATCTTCTGGTTAGAGGCAACCACGCGTGGCTTGCCGTTCCTGGAGCCGCTCTTATTCCTGGCCCCACCCTTTGGTTTAGGTGCCTTCATAGGCGTGTAGCTCGATACCATAACAACTCCTTGCAGTAGTGGCTTGGCCATACCCAGTGAACAATACCCACAATATGTTGTGTATGCCAGAGCTATTTACCACAAGATGTGGTATTATACGACATGAAAGAAGACCTGTCGCCAATAACCAAGTGCTCTATCTGTGAATCAGAGGTGGACCCCGAGGAAGGGGGGACATCAGGATACCTTGGAATGATTCCCGTAACATTCTGTGTCTGGTGCTATGCAGGTATCAGGGACCTCGCTTACCAGACATGCAGCCGATGTATAGAGGAAGAAGAGGCGATTTAGGGGATTGACAGACTGTGAAATGATTGTTAAGCCTGAGAGGGCGTAATGTGAATCATGCTTATATCTATTAATATCTATAGATATTCTTATATATACTTTAGTACTTAAAATTGATGCATGTCACAGGTTTCGCTAACCTACTGAAATAAAACAATATAATGGCAGTCCTCCAAAAACTCCGGGTACTCCGTGGGTTTGAGGGGGTTTTTTACGTTATAGGGCCTGTAAACGGGTGTGACATATTTATCACAGTTTGTAAAATAAGGCCCAATGTATGATGGGGATAGGGGTCGTCGATGAACCCAGCCATTGGGGGGTCCCCCACCCCCTTACTCTAGTGTAGAGGACTGTCCTCTTCCTTATCAGACTGAGCCAACTCCTTGGTCAGTGTCTGTGCCCTTTGTAGAAGATCATCCAATGAAATATCTTTTGTTTGTGTGGTTACATCCTCATAAACCCGTGTCCCAGTACGGTCCAACAGATCCTTCATTGCTGCAAACCTCACCTGCTCAGACTTAGCATTCGTTGCTAACTTCGCCATATGTTTCAATAACTTAGGCGTCATATGTACCATGGACTCTAAGGTCAATTCCTTGATCCTTGACTGTACATGAACCAGCTTCAACACCTGTCTAGATGCCGCTGCCCTACTCTTATGCGAGTACCCGGCTGCAACAGCTGCTGCTGAACCATTACCTCCATTAATTACATATGCGTTACAGAAACGCTCCTGCTGCTCTGTTAGTCCTCTACTACTCATACCAATCACTCCACCATAATTGTTCACAAAACATACCACTTTATATTGCCTCCCACTACCTTGCTGTACAGGAAAGGGCCTTACTCAGAGCTTGTTTCTAACACCATGAAGGCTCCGGCCCTTTAACCATTTCCTAAGAGCCGGAAATGGACCTGTCCTAGCAACGTGGGAGCATCACATCACACACACACGCTCTTTTTAGATTTAGCCATCCGAAGTCCGAACTCCACTCGCTTCGCGCCTTCCCAAGAGGTCAGGCCGTGTCGCCCTCCGGGTTTCAAGAGGGTCTGTTACCCAAGAACATTTTTCCACAAGCACTCATTGCCTGTTTCTACAGGGTCGTCCGGTCACGAACTTATATTGAATTTATCCAACCCGAGACAGGATCTGGCCTCCCTAGTCCAAAGTCTCTGCTGGATATTATTTGAACATCAGCCCCAATCTTATCGCCCTCTGATTCATCATTACCCTTTTGCTGATATCCAAAAATCTCCCCGACTTTGGCCAGAGGAGCCAGATCCCGGGGTTGTCCAAAATCAATATAATTTCGAGCTGCGGACTCAACTTCTCCACCAGCTCGTCTCTGTCCTTGTGAAAAAATGACCTTGGACAGAACCCTCCTGAAATTCTGCCTTCTGACCGCCTGAAGTTGGCTCATTTGAGCGTGATTGTGCGCTCTTATCAGATGAATTGGAGAAACCAATGCCAGATCTACAATCCGAACTAAACCGTTGGACTCAAGCAAAGACCGACTGGATCGAGCACAACATCAACGACCTTCTCCAGATATATCCCGAACTCCTCGAAGCTCAGGATAACGATGAGCTGGTCCAGTACTACCTCGATCTTCATTGCCCCGATTAGAGCTTCATGGCCCGGGTGAGCCATCAATCACCCAACTCTCTCTCACAAATCGTTATTAGGAACACGACATGAATGAACATGCCCGTAACCAGGCACTCGACAGAGCATTCGATAGATTCACTAATCAAATCAAACAATTAGAGAACGAGCGAAAGGAGAAAACGATCACCCTCAAGGAATACGACACACGATTTAAAGAAGTACGTATCCATTACAATAACTCAGTCCACGAAATCGAGAAGACCTACCAGAAACCAGTAGCAGCCTGAAAAATAGGGAGAATCTGCATACAAATTTTATCATTGTTCAATCCACGATGACTTGGAATCAATATCACATCAGGAGGAAATCACATGGCAAAGAAAACCGCCCCCGTCGAAACACCGGAAGTCACAATCGAAGACCGTGCCTTACTTAAAGATGAGCTTGCCGCAAAGGTACGCGATTCCATCTACCAATTACTCGATGCCTTCGAATCATCCCATCCCTTCGTCCGTGAAAATCTCCTACGCAATCTCTGCTGGACCACGGAGCGTCAACCATTATGGATTGATGAAAAAATGCAGACAGTCATGGCTGAAATACAGGAACGATGGACCAACAGTCCCCGAGCCGAGATTGATATGGCAAATCGTGACCGTCAACTCGAATACTTCGAACAACTTGGTGAGGACAAGGTTGTCTATGTCCTGCTTCACTCCGTATTTGTCGAAATATTCAACGAACATGCTGCAGCACATGACAGGGCTCCCTACGGCAAAAAGAAGAGTATGTCCACATCCTCGACCAACAATGCGGATCGTGAATATCTTGAAAAATTAGCAGCGACCTATGGTGTCATCCCCAAGACAACCGAGGAGCAGATACAAGAAGCAGAGCAGGTTGCCGCCTAGCTCACACAATGACCGGAGGTTGCATTCACAGTGCAGCCTCTGGTTTTCTCTTTTTTTAAAAAAACCAAATACAAAAAACCACCACTAACACAGGGACACACGTAAACCATGTCAGAACCAACCGACCTCAACGCGACCCTCACTCCCGGCCAAGTGAGCCTCGAAACCTATACAAAACTCAACATATGGATAGACGACCTGTATTCATCGCTATGGGAACCGGAACTTCTTTCGGAAC